CTTTTTTTACGACTATAAATATTGCTATGGAAACATTGTATCGATATTACGCATATACCTTAATAGATATAACCGAAACTAACGTACTAACACAATCGGCAGAAAATCAAAAACAACGCAATCAACAACGAAATTGGGAAACAATAAACCAGTTATTAAGTTTGCGAGCACAGTTAATGGAATTTAATTATCTATCTGTGGTCACTGATGATGTAGCCGAGTACTCATTTGGTATTAACTATACCGGTACACATAATATTTGGTCGTTTGACTTTGCAGTTGAGCGAGAAGATGTCTATGCATTCAATCACGATAGATACGGTATACTCAAAGATGACTTTAAACTTGCACCTATTATACTTGGCTTAGATGAAACTGCTCAACCACCATTACCTTTATTCTACGCCAGTGGCGCGGACAAAAATATTTATTTTAAAACACGTAGTTAAAAATACCACATAAGAACTAAATATTAGTTAGATGCAACACTAATCATCATGGCACATATTAAGGCATAAACTAGGCTCAACGAATACGCATCGCTACTAATAAAAGAGAGCGATAATGGCAAAACCTACAGATATTGAGAAAGAAAATTTAGAAGCACATGTCGAACTATGCGCCGTAAGGTACGGTAGCTTGGAAACTAAATTAAACAACTTAGAACAGAGAATGGATAAACTCGAAATCCATCTGATTGACATTAAAAACAGTCTAACCGATAAGATATCAGGTGGCGACAAACAAACCATCAGCATCTTCACAACTATGATGGGCGTAGTACTAGCTGGACTTATTGGCTTTATTTCCCATTCACTATTTAAATAAAACTCTGCAATGTCATCCTGTAATAAATACTTTATAGGATAACATCATGAAAATTGTTGAACTTACAAACAAACTACTACTAACAATCACAAACGAAGAACACGAACTCTTAGAACAGTTCACCGGCGATAATACTATTGCTAAAAGTCAATTAGATGACCGCGAACAACTAATTGCAAATCAACTCACAGTCAAAGATGTACTGTTAAGAACAAATGAAGCCGGCAAAATCTACTACAAAAAACGTATTGACTGAGATTGACGTTGAAAAAATACGTCGATTTACAGAAGCAGAGCTGGCTAAACATAGTAAAGGTCCGCTGCCATTCTGCTATCAACTAGGTGCAGATACATTAATCGTTGGTAAGTATAAAATAGTAAAGATTACGGATAAAAATTGGCGAATAACTAAAGATAATGAACAGGTATTTGACTTTTTTAACAGAAAAGACGCCATATTTTACTGCATTGCTCTACACAAGCACAAATATGAATTAGCACAAGAAGTACGAGTTAACGATAACTTAATTGGCGTACTTGAATTTGATGCTATATTATATAGATATCGCTATAAACAGGCACAACAGAAGAACGATGATTGGAATATAGCATTATATTCTAATAAATACACTGAAACTATGTTACGTATCGAAGAATCAAAGAAACAATTGAAGAAGTCTATTGTTTTGATAAATAATATTAAATAATTGCATTAGGAAGAATTAACCATGAAACTATCAGAAATGTCTCAGACATCTGCAAAAAAAATTAATAAAGTATTAGAAAGCCGCTTTGGCTTTGCTATTAATTATGATAATTTGTCTATTGCCAAAGCACAACGCTTAGGTGAAACAATATCATTAAACTTAAATAAAATCCGTCATAGTGCGGATTTTCACAGAGCAGAAACAAATCCACGTTACATGGAATTGTTAACTGTACAAGAAGGCCTAAACACTTGGCTTACTGAACAACATCAACAACTTAACGAAGGTGAAGTTGGTAATGCAGAAGTACTATTAGCTGCTAAAGATATGGTTGATTCAGTACAAGATACCATTGAGAAAGTTGGTAAAATGCAAAATGAACAACTTCCACAATTGCTTGACAGCATCCGTGATCAAATTGGTAGTGAGCAAGCTGATGCATTTAAAAATGCAGTTGGCGCAACATTAGATCAACTAATGCAAAACTTACAATCTGCACGTGAAGGTGTTGACACTGGTGTACGTGTATTAAGCGGTGAGCAAGTGGATAATCCAATGGCTATGCCAGGTGACGAACTAGGTGGTGAATTACCTCCACCACCAGAAAGTGACTTTGATGCAGAAGAACCAGCTGATGGTTTTGCCGCTACTGATGCAGCCGTTGGCGGAACCGAAACATTGGGCAGAGAACTGCGTTAATGCGCTTACGTGAATTTGCTCACGGTCCAACAAACACTCCAGAGTCTAACCTAGTTACTGCTCTGGAGTTATTACGTCATCGTTCAGAAGATAAGTCGTCGCCAGCAACAATTAGTACACAAAGTCTTATTAATCTTGTATTAAACACAGATCACACATTTGACTATGAATCATTGGTTGATGCTAATGAAAACAATCCAGCAGTAAAAAACCTTATTAAAAGTTTCAATCAAGATCAAGTAGTACTTGCTCCGGTGCACGGTAATGAAGAAGAACCTACAACAACTAATATTGGCGGTACGGAACAAAATACATTCCAAACACCAGTAGACGATGTCAGCAGCATGGCCAAACGTGCTGCTAAAACCCGCGGCGCACCTGTAGCACAATAATTGACTAGCTAGCAGAGTCTGTGCTATAATATAAATTATGATACCTATCCCACATACTCCGCTCGATGAAAACACAAATATTGTAGAATGGGCTAAAGAAAACAAACACATCTGTGCGCAACCATATACAACTCTACAATACTTTTTCAACGATGCAGTAAAACCTTGTTGTAATTTTAGTTTACCTGCTACAACTGATTACTTCACTCCTATTCAAGAATTAAAACAAGCAATTGAAACCGGGCAGACTGACGAACGTTGCAAGTTGTGTTACAAATGTGAAGCGGAAGGCTTAATTAGTGAACGTATACGATCTTTGAATGTATGGGATGTTGATCGATTAAAGACTTTCGTTACTACTCGTCGATTGGGTTCAGATTTTTATGTACACTGTACACTATCGGGCTTGTGTAATATGGCCTGTCGAAGTTGCAATGAGGGAAATAGTAGCTTATATGCGAAAATATGGACTGGTAAAGATGGTTTAACGGCAACATTATCCGATAATACACATGCATGGCAATCTCTATTAGACAATATCATTACCGCAGTTAATACACAGGATAATGTAATTCTTGTTGTGTCCGGCGGAGAAGGTTTAGTTCAGACTGATTTTTTTAAATTAATCGATTGGTTGATTGCTAACAATCTTAATAAGAAAATAACGCTACAAATTAATACAAATGGCTCAGTCGACAAAGAAGAATTATTTTTAGAATTAACTGATAAATTTAAAGCTGTACATCTATCAATAAGTGTTGATAGTGTATATGAAAATTATTATTATGTACGCTGGCCTGTCACCTGGGATAAGATACATAAAAATTTAAATTCATTTGTGCATTATGCAAAGACTATTCCAAATTTTAATTTTGGATTAACTCCGGTATTTTCAATTAATAATATATTCTATTTGTCTGATTGGATTAAATTCTTTCAATCGTTCGCTGAAGAACACGAAATCCCATATATCTATACCCTAGACACTCCGTTATATAATCCAGACTGGCTTGATATACAATATATGCCGACATATATTAAACAAGCCCTTGCAGAAGATTTATCTACCATTGAGAATAATCCTGCATTACTTAGTGGAAGCTGTGTTGGATTTAGGGCCAATGTGTTAAACATTATTCAAATAGCAAATAGTCCAACTACTCAGCCAAATCAACCGTCTGTATGGAAAGAATATTTAAGAAAAACAGCAACCTGGGATCATTTAACCAAGGCAAAGTTTGCAGAGCATAATAAAAAATTATATAATTTATTGAATAGTAATGACCGCGCATTTTTTGATCGTTACAGACTAATGCAACCTAAAGAAGCACAATAATCAAAATACATTGATATCACCACATAAATAGTGTAGTATATTAGTATACTATTATAGGAGAATACTGTGGCTTATTCAGCTCAAGTTTTAGATCACTACGAAAACCCTAGAAATGTTGGTAAATTAGATGCCGCTTCATCTGATGTCGGCACCGGCATGGTAGGCGCACCGGCGTGCGGTGATGTAATGAAGTTGCAAATACAAGTAGAAGACGGTATAATAATAGATGCAAAGTTTAAAACATATGGCTGTGGTAGTGCAATTGCTAGCTCTAGTCTAGTAACAGAACTGCTTAAAGGTATGACAATAGACGAAGCGTTTACAATTAAAAATTCAGCAATAGCAGAAGATCTTGCCTTGCCGCCCGTTAAGATACACTGTAGTGTCTTGGCAGAAGATGCAATTAAAGCTGCAATAAACGATTACAGGAGTAAGCAATAGTGGAAGATATCGAAAGCCCGTGTATTGGCGTTTGTCATTTAGATAATGATGTGTGCCGTGGATGTGGTAGAACAACAGATGAAGTAGTCGAATGGTACAATTATACTAACGAACAAAAACAAGCAGTGCTAGATAGGATATTCAATGATTAGTCTGACAGAATTAGCCGCAGAGAAAATTAAGAAAAGCATTACTGCTCGCGGAGCAAACACGCTAGGTATTAAAATTGGCGTTAAAACTGCTGGGTGTAGTGGTATGAGCTATGTACTTGAGTTTGTTGATCAACTTACAGCAGATAGTATTGAATACAAATGTCACGATGTTAGTATTTTTACCACGCCAAAAGACCTAGTCTATGTAGACGGATTGAAAATGGATTGGCGTCGTGAAGGACTTAACGAAGGGTTTGAATTTATTAATCCAAATGCCACTGGTGAATGTGGATGTGGCGAGAGTTTTACAGTATGAAATTCCCAGTAATTGAAATAGTAGATCGTTACACCATTGCTGTAGTCAAACACAGAAAAACCAATGGTACTAATCAAGAAGAATTAGATTTTTATCTAGCGCAGATGAAAGAAGTTAATATTAATCCTATGCATATTTTGGTATTAGAATTAATCGAACATCATGCGTATGTTTGGTCATTGGAAGATGACTTTAAAAAGAATCGAATCGACGGTCAGCCATTGGAAGAAATTGGCCGTATAGCAATAGCAGTTCGAGACCAAGGATACAAGCGTACACAACTTAAAAACGCATTAGCAGAACTAGCCGGGGATACGGTTAGAGAAATTAAACAAGATCATAGTAGTGAATAATTACTTGATTTTTGTGATATAAGAATGTACACTAAGTATGATGAACATTTTATTTTATTATGCATCTCCTGTTGAATATAACAATCGGCTTTTCTTAGGTACTGCTAATTTATATTTAAAAACCTATATAGATCAAAATAATCCAAGTCTGGCAACAAAATTAAATTGGCTGATGCCTCAACAGAGAGCATTATCTGATGATGCATTAATTAAATTATGCAATGACTCCGACGTCGACCTATTATGTACCAGTCATTATATATGGAATAATCAATTTCTACTAGAACAGCTAGAACGAATAACTCCATTTCTCAATCCTAAAACAAAAATTATCACCGGTGGCCCAAGTGTAACAATTAACATTGATCCGCATTTTTTCGAATCATATTCATTTATCGATTATGCTGTGTACGGACCGGGTGAACACGCATTTTCTAATTTAGTTGACACCTTAGTTAACAAAACAAAATTACATGCATTTAATACATCAAATATTGGCTGGTATGACGCCAAAAAACAACAGCAAATAGTTGCCGAATATCAATATGTAACAATGACTCAGACAAGTCCATTTATGCATAATGAAGAAATATTTTCCGAAATGATCACACAGGAACAACTTGCTGGGTATAATGTAGCAGTTCCTTATGAACTAACTCGTGGGTGTCCATATTCATGTACCTTTTGCGATTGGAATAGCGGACTGGGTAATAAAACAACTAGACGAAAAAATTCTTATAAAGACGATATTGATTTATTGGCAAGATTACGAGTATCAGATATATACCTGTCAGACGCAAACGTAGGGCAATATGACGAAGATATCGATATGGTGGCATACTTTGCTAAGAAAAACTTAGAACATGCTGCAACATTCAATCTCCTTGGTAACTATAGTAAATTAAAAAAAGAAAATAATTTAAAAATATATCATTTATTGGCCACTGGTAATCTTTTAACTCAAGGGTTTACTATGTCTTGCCAAGACATCGATCCAACGGTATTAGAAAATATTAATAGACCAGATATTACCTGGGATGAACATATTAAAATTGTTAATGAATTACAAGAACATTATCCCAATATACCATCCAAAGTACAATTAATACAGGGATTGCCTGGTCAGACTGTGGACTCATGGCGAAAAACATTACACGAAATATCAAACCAATCGGTTATGCTACAAATATACATCAATGAATTATTGCCTACAGCGGCGGCGGCAAGAGATACTGATTATCAAAGTAAATTTAAATTCACCTACAGTAATAGTCAGAGATTTAGTTCTAGATCGCCCGCTGATAGTTATTTTTTTAGAGCTAAATTTGCACAATCTTGTGTGAGCTTTAGTCAATTTGATTTTGTTAATATGACTGTGATGTCACACATATATCAGTTACTAACTGCGGCTAGATTTACATTTAGTGAATACGCTAGTAGTTTTGATATAGACCGAATGGTTGATGTATTTTTAAACTCGGCATTGGGTATTAATTTAAGAGATAACTTATACAACAATTGGCTCAACGATAAATTTTATTATACACTATCGTTTGGTGGTGCTCCGGCAACAATTTCAGCTGATGCAGCGCATGCTGTTACCTTACAGTGGGCAACTGATCCAGCATTCCATAAGTTTCTTATCAACGAAGTAAAAAATAATAAATTTAGAAAAGAATACATGTTAACAATTAATCAATCTCGAATCGTAGAAACAGTTGGGGATTGGAGTTGACCTTTGACAATTAACACTATATAATAATATTATGCTTATACAAAAATATGATTACACACCCATCAATCGCCAGAGCGTGGATGGAAAAAGACTTTACAGTTTGCCAGATGGCAGTAAGGTTCCCTCGGTAACAACGATCCTCGATGCAACTAAACCGGCTGAAGCCAAGTTAGCTTTGGAAAACTGGCGCAAGTCTGTGGGCGAACAACGAGCTCGGGAAATTACTACAGAAGCCGCTAGCCGCGGAACACGTATGCACAAATGGTTAGAAGACTACGTACAGAACAATCGTGAGATGGGCGAGCCCGGAACCAATCCCTACAGTATACAAAGCCACAGGATGGCCCAGAAGATTGTAGAAGAAGGATTAGTACATGTAG